GGCGCGAGCAGGCTTAAAAGGGCGAGCGCGATTGGCGGCGCGGAAAGGATCGCGCAGAGTGATCAGCGTATCGCCGTTACATCTGCATGCTGGGACGGTGATCCATGGCTGCTGGCGACACCCGGCGGCACTGTGGCTCTCCGAACGGGGCGTCTCATGCCAGCTCAGCCGCAGGACATGATGACCAAGTGTGCTGCCGTGGCCCCGTCGCCCTCGTCCGACTGCCCAAGGTGGCAGGCCTTTCTCAATGAGGCGACGGGTGCCGACCCGTTGCTGCAACGGTATCTGCAGAAAATCGCCGGTTATGTCCTGACGGGCGTCACGATCGAGCAGGCACTGTTCTTCGTCTATGGCCCAGGTGGGAACGGCAAAAGTGTTTTCCTGGGAACGCTCTCCAACATCCTGGGCGACTACGCCGCGGTGGCGCCGATGGACACGTTCACGGCTTCGAAGTCGGATCGGCATTTGACGGAGATCGCCATGCTACGTGGTGCGCGGCTGGTAAGCGTCAGCGAGACTGAGGAGGGCAGGGCGTGGGCCGAGGCGCGGATCAAGCAGCTGACCGGTGGCGACCGTGTCACAGCGCGCTTTATGAGGCAGGACAATTTCACCTACACCCCGGCGTTCAAGCTGCTCATCGTCGGGAACCACAAGCCCGTGCTCAAGAACGTCGATGATGCAGCACGGCGTCGCTTCAATATCATTCCGTTCACGTGTGTACCCCGGGCGCCCGACAAGGATCTCGACCAGAAACTCCGGTCCGAGTGGCCACAGATCATGCGTTGGGCAATCGAAGGCTGCCTTCTCTGGCAGAAGGAAGGTCTGCGGCAACCGGATGTAGTGGCGGACGCGACACGGGGATACTTCGACGACCAAGACATCCTTGGGCAGTGGATTGAACAGGACTGTGTCACAGGCGAGGGCAAGTGGGATCCCGTGGCGAAGTTGTTCGCAAGCTGGCAGGAGTTTGCTGCCAGAGGCGGGGAAGAGCCAGGATCCAAGCGCTCGTTCGGTGACGCGCTGACCAAGAGGGGGTTCCGGCCAGACCGTTTAGGCGGTGGGAGCCGCACCAGAATATATCGAGGTTTGGCTCTCGCGTTCGATCCCGCCCGGTCGGGTATCAACCATGACTAGGTGGGACGCAGGGACGCATCGGGACGCTTGTTTCCTATCTCTCTATTGTGTGCGCACGCGCGCGGGATACGACTTTAGGGAAAGTGCGTCCCGTTACGTCCCGTGCGTCCCTCAATGGCTTGCTGCGGCCCTTGAGATTGTAACGTCTGTCCACTCCCCGGAGCCCCCGCTATGAGGTGGCACCCCAGAGGCTATGGCGGGGTGCGGCGGGACCCCGAGCAGATCAAGCGGGAGGGCTGGCGCGAGCAGGGGCTTCTCGCCGTCTCCATTGACGACGAGCGACTGAGCTGGGCGGAGCGTGAGCTCGTTCTTCAGATCGCCGAGAAGCTCTACGGGCCGAGACGCAGCCAGGGAGGCAGCCGTGGCTGAGCCCCTCTGGACCGCTGATGCCGTGGCGGCACACTTTGCGGAGGCCTTCCAGACCCTGCGGCGTCTGCCTCCCGTGCGGGTGCGGGGCTACTTCAACACCTGGCCCACCATCAACCGGACCCGGGAGGAGATCGCGGCAATGGAGGCGGAGCCCATGCGGTTCGCACCATCACCTGCCGCCATCAGCCGGCTGGAACAGACCTTCGACTGGGTGCTGTGGATCGGAGAGGCGGAGCGCAAGCTGATCTGGTCACGGGCGGCCCGTGTGCCGTGGAAGCGCATCACCACCGAGCTGGGCTGCGACCGGACCACGGCGTGGCGACGCTGGCGGACGGCACTGCAGTGCATCGCCGCGAGGCTGAACCAGCGGTGATTGCAACATCATGATCATTGACATCTGCAACAGAAAACAGGTACGAAGATAGAACACTGGGTGAATGCGCGTGGGCCTCTGCAGTTGCCTCGCATTCCCCCAGCTTCATCCGACACACCGGACGGGATCCGCCAAGCCTTTGATTTCAGGGACCTTCCTGGCGTTTTTTCGTTAGCGGGACGGCTGCGCCCTCCACTTCGACAGTGTGAGCCCTGTTTTTTGGGAAGCCACCGGAGTCCAGTAGCCCGCCCTCCGTCCCGAACATCCGATAAATCAGACACTTGAGCTGCCGCGGGGTGGATGCCTCGCAGTGGTCCGGAATCCACTTTGGATCCAGGCCGGAGTCCACTCATGGAGTCCAGCCGGGAACCACCACCTTCACAGGAACAGTGATGACTCTGAGCTTTGCGCCGGAGGCGATCGAGGCATGGCCGCTCGACCGGCTGATGCCCTATGCCCACAACGCCAAGCAGCACGGCGAGGACCAGGTGGCGAGGATCGCCGCCAGCATGGCCGAGTTCGGCTGGACCGTGCCGTGCCTTGTGGCCGAGGACGGGGAGCTGATCGCAGGCCACGGGCGCATCCTGGCGGCGCGTCAGCTGGGGCTGGAGCAGGCGCCGGTGATCGTGCTGGGGCATCTGAGCGAAGCGCAGCGGCGGGCCTACCGGATCGCGGACAACAAGCTGACCGAACTGGGCAGCTGGGACGAGGCGATGCTGTCGGCCGAGCTGCAGGCGCTGCTGGCGGACGATTTCGACCTCTCCCTGACCGGCTTCTCCGATGCCGAGCTGGACGGGCTGCTGGATTACAGCGAGGAGGAGGGAGAGGGTGTCCCGCCCGTGGTGATCCCGGAGCCGCCGCGGAACCCGGCGTCCCGTCCCGGCGACCTCTGGCTGCTGGGCGAGCACCGCCTGCTGTGCGGCGACAGCACCAGCCGGGAGGATGTACGCCGGCTGATGAACGGGGAGCGGGCGGTGCTGTTCGCAACCGACCCTCCCTATCTGGTGGACTATGACGGCTCCAATCACCCCACGCGCAACAAGGACTGGTCCAGCAGCTACGGCGTGACCTGGGACGACAGCAGCCAGGGCGCCGATCTCTATGACGGGTTCATCGCCGCGGCGGTGGCCGAGGCCATCACGGAGGATGCGGCCTGGTACTGCTGGCACGCGTCGCGGCGCCAGGCCATGCTGGAGGCCTGCTGGGAGCGGGCCGGGGCCTTCGTGCACCAGCAGATCATCTGGGTGAAGGACCGGGGCGTGCTGACGCGCTCCCATTACCTCTGGAAGCATGAGCCCTGCTTCATGGGCTGGATCAAGGGGAAGCGTCCGCCCAAGGTCTCCGACGAGACGCTGGCGTCGACCTGGGAGATGCCGGGCTTTGCCAAGGTGGACCGTCCGGATCATCCGACGCCCAAGCCGCTGGAGGCGTTCGGCATCCCCATGCGCCAGCATGTAGAGCGGGGTGGGCTCTGCTATGAGCCGTTCTGCGGGTCCGGCTCACAGATCGTGGCGGGTGAAGCGAATGGACGCCGCGTCTATGCCATGGAGATCAGCCCCGCCTATGTGGACGTGGCCATCGAGCGCTGGCAGGCGGAGACGGGGAAGGAGGCCATCCTTGATGGCGATGGCCATGAGTTCAGGGAGGTAAGAAGCCAACGGCTTAATGAACGGAGCTAGATCGCGCAGATGATTCCATTGCGGTAGCGCCGATCGGTCCTGTCGATTGGGAATGGCTCGAAGCGTTCTGTTGTCGCTTGAAGATCCGTGATCTTACCGATTTCGAACACATGGACGGTAGGTGACGATCCAGGTTCGTTGGGGTTTTGCGTTTGATTGCCGGTGACGCAGACCTTGTGCTTGGCTGAAACGTAAACAGCAGCGGGTTCGAACGTCCGATAGTGCGCATCTTGCTCGTATCTGAGTTCGACCACCATGCGACTGGCGATTGCTTGGCAGAGTTGGTTCTCAAAGGCCATCTTCCTCGGCGCTGGGTACTCAGCGGTCGTTGCCGATCTCGTCGCACTTCGGAATGTCTTGGACCATGCTGTCTTCTTCATCATCAGCTCCACCTGCGCGAGATAGATGCTTTATCCGCGGAATAGGACGCAGCCGAATGCTAAGAGCACCCGGCTGCCACATATAGGTACCTGAGTTTGACGTGGCGCCATATGTTGAGTCAATCGGCCTCGTGTTCTTGAAAGGTTTCCGTCGGATGGTGTTGCAATACGACTACGTCGCCATGCCTGCTCACTCGTCCTTGATCCGGTAAACCCTGCCGCGCCCGTCGACCTTCTCCGAGGTCACTTCGAGGCCGAGCTTCTTCTTGAGCGCCCCGGCGATGGCGCCCCGCACGGTGTGCGGCTGCCAGCCGGTGGCGGCGGCTACCTCGGCGATGGTGGCGCCTTCGGGCGCGCGGAGCATGGCGATCAGTGCCGCCTGCTTGGTGCCCTCGCGCGGCGTGCGGCCCTTGGGCGCGGGATCGGCACCGGAAGCGGTCTCCGTGCCCGCCGTTCCGACCTGCGCGTCAGTGGACGCCGTGTTGGCGGTGCCGGGCGTCTCGATCCCGATGGCGGCAAGGCCCACCTCCGTGATGCGCAGCAGGATGGGTCGGCCCTCCTTGTCGTTCCGCCAGATGGAAGCGGGCTCGGCTCCGGACTGGGCGGGCGCTTCCTCGATCAGCCCGCGGGAGAGCAGAGCGCCCACCACCTTGTGAGCGGCCCCGCCCTTGAGGGTCGGGGGCAGGGGAAGGATCTGACCGTCGCGCTGGACGGCGGCGCCGAGGATGACGAGTTGCGTATCGGTAAGTCGGGTCATGTGGACCTCCTGTTCGAGGAGGCGCGACCACCGCGCCCCTTCTACGAGGCCAAGCCCGCACTTGGCGGGCTGGCGCCGGAGGGCGGTGGCTCAGGCGGCGTGCTCGCCCTCGTGGAAGGCCCTGTCGGCGATCTCGCGCAGGCGGTCCCGGTAGTCGTGGAGCGTGGTCACGTCGCCCCAGGTGATCCTGTCGGGTTGGGTCTGGAAGTTGTCCTCGCTCAGCGCCGTCAGCCGGGCAAGCAGGGTGTCGATCTCGTCCCGGGCGTCCAGGAAGGCGTGCAGGGCGCTGGTATTGGTGCTCATCGTCTCGCTCCACCGTGTCGTCCCGATGACGTTCGCTCCGGTGGCCCGGCTTATCAACTCAATCAGCACAGCAGTTCGCAGATGATCGGAGGATCGCCATGCAGGGCATGAGCGAACGCCAGTACGCGGCCCATGCGGGGCTGTCCCGGGGCGGGGTGCAGAAGGCCAAGGCGGCGGGACGGCTGGTGCTGCACGAGGATGGCTCCATCGACGCCGCCGCCAGCGACGCCCGTCGCCAGACGAGCACCGATCCGTCCAAGCAGCGGAGCCGGTCGGGGATGAAGCCGGTGCCCGATGCCGCCCTGTCCTCCGTCGGCGAGACCCTGCGCGAGAACGGCATGGGCGGGCTGGCCGGCGGCGGCACCACCTTCCTCCAGGCCCGGACCGCCAACGAGGTGCTGAAGGCGCAGGAGCGCCGGGTGCGGCTGCAGAAGCTGAAGGGGGATCTGATCGACCGGGACCGGGTGACGGCGCTGGTGTTCCGGCTGGCCCGCGAGGAGCGGGACGCCTGGGTCAACTGGCCCGCCCGTGCCGCCGCCCTGATGGCCGCCGACCTGGGGGTCGACGTGGCCGCCATGCAGAACGCCCTGGAGCACCATGTCCGCCTCCACCTCTCAGAGCTCACAGAGATCAGGCCCGAGTTCCGCTGAGCCCTTCGAGGGCCTGCCCGATGTGCTGCGGGCCTGGCGGGCGGGGCTGCGGCCGGATGCGGACCTCACCGTGTCCCAGTGGGCCGACCGGCACCGCATGCTGGGCAACCGGGCCTCCGCCGAGCCCGGCCGCTACCGGACCGCGCGCACCCCCTACATGCGGGCGATCATGGACGCGCTGTCCTCCCGTGACCCGGCGCAGCGGATCGTGTTCATGAAGGCGGCCCAGGTGGGGGCGACGGAGGCGGGCAACAACTGGATCGGCTACGTCATCCACCAGGCCCCCGGTCCCATGCTGGCGGTGCAGCCCACGGTGGAGCTGGCCAAGCGCAACTCCCGCCAGCGCATCGACCCGCTGATCGAGGAGAGCGCGGCGCTCCGGGACCGGGTCAGGCCGGCCCGCTCCCGCGATGCGGGCAACACCATGCTGTCGAAGGAGTTCGCCGGGGGCATCCTGATCATGACCGGCGCCAACTCCGCCGTGGGGCTGCGCTCCACGCCGGCCCGCTACCTGTTCCTCGACGAGGTCGATGCGTACCCGGCTTCGGCGGACGAGGAGGGCGATCCGGTCAGCCTGGCGGAGATGCGCTCGCTCACCTTCGCCCACCGGCGCAAGGTGTTCATGGTCTCCACGCCCACCATCCGGGGGCGCTCGCGCATCGAGCGGGAATTCGAGGCCTCCGACCGGCGCTGCTATTTCGTGCCCTGTCCCCATTGCGGCCATAGGCAGTGGCTGCAGTTCGAGCGGCTGCGCTGGGAGAAGGGACGCCCCGAGACAGCTTCCTATGTCTGCGAGGGCTGCGAGGAAGACATCGCCGAGCATCACAAGAGCGCCATGCTGGCGGCGGGCGAATGGCGGGCAACAGCGGAGGCGGCTGACCGCGACACCATCGGCTTCCACCTTTCGGCGCTCTACTCGCCGGTGGGCTGGCTGAGCTGGGCGCGCATCGCCCGGGGCTGGGAGGCCGCGCAGGGCTCGGAGGAGTCCCTCCGGGTGTTCCGCAACACGGTGCTGGCGCAGACCTGGGAGGAGCGGGGTGACGCGCCCGACTGGCAGCGGCTCTACGACCGCAGGGAGGTCTGGCCCGTGGGCATGGTGCCGAGGGACGGGCTGGTGCTCACCGCCTTCACGGACGTGCAGGGCGACCGGCTGGAGACGTCCGTGTGGGCGTGGGGCGAGGGGATGGAGAGCTGGCTGATCGAGCACGCGGTGATCAGGGGCGCCCCCAACGAGCCGGAGACCTGGCAGAAGCTGCATGATCTGCTGAACAACCGGACCTGGCGGCACGAGGGCGGGCACCTGATGCGCATCGCCGTCGCCATGGTGGACAGCGGCGCCTACACCTCCGAAGTCTACAGGTTCATTCGCTCCCAGGATGCCCGCCGGATCCATGCATCCAAGGGCCAGAAGCACGGCAAGAACGTCTCCTGGATCGGCACGGACATCGATGACCGGACCCGCAAGTACGGGGGCCGCAAGATCCGCAACATCGCCACCTCCTCGCTCAAGCACGAGTTCTACCGGCAGCTGCGGCTGGAGCGCCCCACGATCGAGAGCGGCGAGCCGTTCCCGGCGGGATACGTGCATCTCTCGGAGGCGGTCCCGGAGGACGGATGCCGGCAGCTGGTCTCGGAGGTGTACGACGCGGGGAAGGGCACCTGGAACGTCCGCCAGAGTGAGCGCAACGAATGGCTCGACTGCCGCATCGGCGCCCGCGCTGCCGCCTACTGGGCGGGCGTCGACATGATGTCCGAGGATGACTGGCAGGCGCTGCGGGAGGAGTATACAGGACCCACGCCCGAGCAGATCAGGGCGGAACCCGAGCGGCACCGGCGAGAACCGCCGCCACGCAAGGAGCCGTGGATACCGAGACGGAGCGGGAGGTGGCTTTGAAGGACGTCGCGGGTTTCTGGAGCGCCTTGGCGGGCCGGCCAAAGACCTGAGTCCGGGATTCCATCCATGGCATTCCCGGCCCAACAGGTCGACAAACCGTTTGCGCGCAACGGGTGGCATCCTTCCTCAACGCGTCTCAAAACATCGTGAACGCGAACTGATTTGTGACAGACCTGTGGCAAGCTTGTCGGCCAACCCTCGCTTTGCATGAGAAAATGCTGGTCGAATTGGCAATGAACATGATGTCCGCCGTCAAGCAACGTGATGGGGCTACGGCAATGGCTGCCGTAGGCATCGCCCTGAACGATTCCGTTCTCGCTGAGGACATCAGTCAGGTTCTGGTCCGTGAGAACTACCTGCCCCGTTCGGTTACGGTCGACGAATTCTACCGGCATGGGGGACGCGCGAGGCGGGACGTCGAGGTTCTGATAGTCGACGAGGAAGCAGCGAGGCTGGTAGAGCCAATCC